ACACGGTCACACCCGCATAAACACTGGATTTCTTCGGTCACATGCAATGGTCACAGATATATATTTTATGGTCACTATATATAAATTATATATAGAAAAGAGGTTTTTATGGACAATCAGGAGAAAGAAAAAGCTTCAAAAGTGTTCACTGCAGTATGGGATATTACTCGGAGATATGCATTTATTCCATTAGATGATTTTTTGTGGGAAAGATTTGTTGAAGAAATGGAATTAAAGTCGCAGGAGTTTCGTCAAGTGGATGACCCGATTTGGCATTTATACCGTGGAATTATAGGAGCGGTACAAGATTATAAGATAGCAAAGGAGAAAGAGAGGAAGAATGGGAACAGTTAGGAAGTACAGCAAGCACCGTGCATGGACGCTGGAAGAAATTAACAGACTTGAAAGTATGTGTGAAAAGGGACTGCCGCAGGAAACGATTGCTCGGTCTCTTGGCAGAACAGTAGCCAGCGTAAAAAGCAAACGGATCGCACTGAATCTTCCAGGAATGAAAGACAGCCTTGATCGCCTGACAATGACAGACATAAGCATCTTGTGTGGTGTAAGTAAAGATTCTGTCAATAAGACATGGGTCCGCCGGGGACTGGCTACTCGGAAATATGGTGGGGTGAGACATACTTCCGAAAAAATTCTGTTTGATTTTATGCAAAACAATCAGGACCTGTGGAATGCAGCAGACTGTGATAAGTATTTCTTCCAGAATCAAAAGTGGTTTGCAGATAAATTAAAATCAGAGCGAACAGACGGTGAAAAAAGAAAAACGTATGAGTTTTGGACAGAGTATGAAAAAGCACGTATTCGGATGCTCTGGCAGAGAGGTTTTTCTTACCGGGAGATCTCCGGGAAGATGGGTAGGAGTTTCCAGTCAGTATATCTGTATATTAAAAGAAATCTGAAAGAGGGTGATGCAAATGAAAAGACCGTTGCCGCCAAGTAACCGTAGTTATTGGCCACCAGGTGATTATCAAGCTATGGCGGAAAAGCCGAACAATGCTATTGTGCGACCGTCATATCACATGGAGTACATCAAGAAATATGGAAATATCTATCCAAAGGAGCAGAAACATGAAGATATATGCCGTGAAGAATGACAAGGACAGCTACCCGAATATAGGGGATGGGCTGTTGGAAGTCTCAGAAAGCCGACCGACATTCTTCCGGTTGGTGGGGAATAACCGGCATTACCCGTACAGAGATTTTACTTTTTATGACCGGAACGGAGCACCGATACCAAAGCAGTTTTTGAGAGCGTGAGAAAGGAGTGGATGCAAGATGAAGTTTATCGTGACTTTGTCAGATATGGTTGGAGTTGTATTGATCGCATTGTTGGTTTTGGTATGGATAATCTTTGGAATGATTATCTTGATAAACATTGCGAAAGAAAACATCGAATACAGGATCGACAAATGGAAAAGAGAACGAGAAGCCATGAAGGAATGGGAAAGGAGCAAGGATGGAGAGACTGACGAATAGTGACAAAGAAATACCAACACTTGTAAATAATGCAGAGTACTGGCTGGAAGTATATTTCAAATTAAAAGATATTGAGGATGCCGAGGAACAGGGATTACTCTTGCGGTTGCCGTGCAAGGTGGGAGATACCGTTTATGTAGTCACTTCTCCATTTAATGTGTTTGATGATATTGAATATGATGAGAACATGAAAGACGAAGTCTATGAAGCTTATGTTTCTAGTGTATCATTTTATAAAAGCGGAGAACAATATAGAATTTACTCTAAGGTAACAAATCATTTTATAGGAGCATATTTTAGAGAATGCGATTTTGGTAAAACGGTATTCTTCACACAAGAGGAAGCCGAAGCCAAGCTGGCAGAAATGGAAGGTGCGGAATGAAGATAGAAGAAGCTATCAAAATGCTTAAGCAATTAGTCAATATGCTTTCAGATGACTTTGGGGATTCTGAGTTGTGCGAGGATGCATTACAGCTGGCAATCACCGCCTTGCAGAATCAGCCGGTGTGGATTCCGGTAAGCGAGAGACTGCCGGAAGAAAGCGGATCATATTTGACATGGGTTAGATATGACAATGAAGAGTTTATGTCTATTGAGGATATAGATTGCGAAGGTATATTTAAAGAATGGAATTTTACGGGAAAAGTTTTATATTGGATGCCACTGCCGGAGCCGTACAGGGAAAGTGAGCCACATAAGCAGACCAAAGCAGATGAAATCCGTAGCATGACGGACGAGGAGTTGGCAGATTTTATTATCAATTTTGACAACCGTTTTGGTGAGGAATATGAGGGAGAACAGAGTTGTCTGGCATGGTTGCAGAAAGAAAGTGAGGAGACAAAATGAGTGAGAGAAAGTATGAAGTTTATGAAAATGAGAATAGAATAGCGAGCAATATGAGCTTAGAAATGGCACTTTTATTTATTAAGGCGTATTGTGACGAATACTACAATGAAAAAGTGCGCCTTACTTTGGTGAAAATGGAGGGTAGACATGACGGAGAATGAAGCACTCAAAAGCGCATTGAAAAAAGTAATAGCACAGGAAAAATCTAATTGGGGATATATAGAAAACTTTGATGTTGACGAGAATTGGGCGGTAAGAACAGCTATTGAACAAGTGCAGCAGTACCGCCAGATCGGCACACTGGAAGAATGCTTGCGAAATAAGGATTTCTTGGATTTTCTTTCGGACAAAATGAACCCAAATGATTTTGAAATATACTTGCGCTTATACAATGCGTTGAAAGAAAAGGGGTGTGAATAATGAGTGAAGAACTGAAACAATGCCCGTTCTGCGGCGGGGAAGCAAAAATTAAAGCAGCTACAAAATCTTACAGTTTTACCATTTGGTGCGCATGT